ACATCAAGACGCAAACCTTTGATAACAAGCTCATGCTCTTTCTTTGCGTTCTCAGCGGCTCTTTCTTCCTCTTCTGCCCTACGTTTTTCATCCTCAGACATTTTTTCAAGAGCGGCTTTCTTTTCCTGATCCTGTTTCCATTTTTTCTGTGCGGCTGTAACTCTCTGATCTGCCAACTTTTCATAATTTGCTTTAAGCTCTGCCTCAACCTCTGCTCTGATCTGTTCCTCAGTCTTGACAGCCCCGGAGCCTGTCTTTTCTGGTTCTTTCTTCTCAGTACCAGCGGCGGTAGTATCTGTAGAGCCCTCTACATTAGTTGCGTTTTTTGTTGTTTCTTCCATTGTTAAAATCCTCCTTTTAATAAGTTTTAAGATGTAAAACCCCCGTAGGTTTCCTACATTTAACCCTCTATACTTATGTGCATATACTTCATACAAAGTAAGCCACTAAATCAGTAAAAGAAGAAAAAAAAATAAGGCTATCAGCCTTATTACAACTGATAGCCTTATCTCTTACTCCATTTCTGGAAGTTCGTCCCACTTTCCTGTAGTGTTCAATAACTCTTCCCACGTTTTACCTTGTTTAATACATTCCTCATACAGCCCCTCAATGCCTCCATACTTCTCCTCAACCTCAAAATCCGGCATCCCAGTACAATACCCAAAGGGCTCACCACCCACTTTATCATTATACTCCAAATATGCCCTCCCTATTGAATTGAGTTTAAAGATCTCAATATCTGTTTTTGTATATTCAATCTTTGCCATTTCTCAAAATCCTCCTCAATATGAAAAATCATTTGTTTCCAAATACTTAGCTACATCAGAATAAACCTTATTGAGATAGTCCCATGTTTCCGGCAAGATAGATTTTACCATCTCAATTTCTTCTTTACTTCCACATACCCTCATAGCACAAAAAGTAGCCCATGTTTCAGAATTTGCTCCAGCTTTTCCTCTATCCTTGTTATAAGAGGAACTATGTCCCCAGAGTCCGTTACCGTGAGCTGAGATCCTATCCTGTGTAAAAAGTCCCATAGCATCAGACAATATACCTAACTGACATTTTACTTTTTTATCCGTTAAATTAGAGGTTAAATAGTTCACATACCGGGCATAAGCAAACTTTGTATCTTTTGATATTCTCCCAAAACTGGAAAACGGCTTATAAGAGCACCCCTCTTTTTCATTTGAATACTGAATAGCTTTATTTAAGAAAGAGCCTAAATCCTTTTCAAGTACCTCACTAAGCTTTTTCCCCACCGTTGTAGTGGGATGAGTAAATGCTCTCACAGCTCCATCTCCAAACTTATCCGTACAGCCTAATAAATGATCTATCTGGTGCCCCTCTTCGTGAAACTTAGTCTGCCATGATCCAATTAAACCATTTCCCAGAGCTTTCTCATGTGTATTACTTGACATATCCATGTGGATTTTCTTCTCATAAGGAGCATACCAGCCAGTATTTTTCTCTGAATAATTATGATCCTGAATTAAATGAGATAGCTTTTTCTGAACTAACAGAGCCTCCTCATCCATCCTCTGAGCCATTTGTACAAGCTCATCCTTATAAGTGCCCATGTCAAAACTTTTAACGCTTCTATGCCCCTTTCTGAGGCTTCTAAATAGCTCTATGTTTTCATACCTCTCCATACTATCTCCCACATAGCTAATATCAAGGTATAAATCTAACTCTGAGTCCATACTAACCTGTATTTTTTCGTTAAGCTTTTTAATCTCCTCTGTTATTTCAGACTGTTTTTGCTGGATCTCTTTTCTAAGAGCTAAGATTTTTTGATCCAGCTCTCTTATCTTGAAATCTGCCTCATAGAGTTCATCTTCTTTCTGGTTTATAAGACTTCTCTTAGCCTTTCTCTCCTGTCTTACCTCATCAGAAATTTTATCATATTCCTCCTCAGAGATTTTCTTAGCATCTAAAAGATCTCCGGCATCCAGACGCTTTTTAGTTAAGCTCTGTATCTCAAGGTTAAGCTCATCCATTTCCTCAGCTCTTTTACTCATTATATCACGGTATGGGAGTTTTTCCTCCTCTATTTTTGCAATTTTCTCAGCGTACTGAGTAGGAATTTTCTCCCTCTCATCTTCCAGAGCATCAATTTGAAGAGTGTAAGACTTTCTTTCCTCTCTCCCTCTCTTCATATCCTCCTCAACCTTTTCCATGATAAGCTCCTGAGCTGTTTTTTCCCGGTTTTCCATCTCCTGAGCCGCTTTAATCCTTGCCGCCTCTTTCTCTCTCCACTTCTCATAGCTCTCAGCACCCCTCACGGATCCTGTAAGCTCATTTAATTCATTATCAGCAAAGGTATCAGGAGTTATAGGATTATACCAACATCTACAGTTAGGATGTCGAGGGAGTGAGGGCTCCTCCCCAAGCTTAAACTTTTTCCCCTGATCTTTCTTACAGAGATCACAGGTACGGCTATCTCCACGATTAGCCGCCATGTATCTTACTTCTTCAATATGCTGTTCTTTAAAAGCCGCCGCCTGAGACACATAGGTTACTCTCTTTGTCTCTGTTCTGGCTATCCTCATAGCATTATACTTAGAGGTATCAAGGTTAGCCGCTATTCTATCCGCTATCCTGTCCATGTCCTCTCCTAAGATCATGGACTGAGTAAGTCCTATCCTCAGATTTCTCCCCAGCCTGTCCTTATCTAACCAGAGTCGATCTGAGAACATTGCTCCGCTCCACGGATAATCTAAGGTATCTTGAATAAGACGGGGATTAAGCATATTAAAACTACTGTCTACAGTCTGAGTCTGCCCTAAAGCATAAACTGTCCTAAGAAACTGATCTGTATAGATATTAGCCAGATCCTTTCTAAACTGAGTATTCTCAGCTTTTCCCAGCTTTACCAACTCTTTATTTATCTGCTCAAATAACCCACGACTCCGGGTAAGAGCTGACTGGTTCGCATAACTCCACTCTCCCCCAGCTTTCTTAACCTTAGCTATAGTCTCTGATACATCCGCTAATATATCCTTTTGACATTGAGCATAAATAGCCGCTAACACTTTATTAAGCTTCTCAGCATCCTCAAAAGCTCTCTTATTATTCCTCATAAAGTCCTTTTGACGTTCCTCTATGAGTTTTTTTCTCCTCTCCCCGTCCGCTTTCAGGATCCGTCTTTGCTCTGGAGTGAGTTGGGAGAGGGGAATACCATACATTTTCCTCACTTCTGCATTTATATAGTACCCAGCCACGGCTTATACCTCCTTTGTACCTCCATTATTACTCATAAATTGAGGGCTGTTAGTGTTTGGAAACGGATTGTTTCCGTCCTCCTCAATATTTTCCTGAGAATAAGGATCAAACAGCTTTTGATTTTCTTTTTTCTGAGCTTTTACTTTTTCCAGTACCTCTTTTGGGTTATCTACAAACGGTAACAGAGCTAACAGAGTCTCATTATCCACTTTTCCGTCCAGTTTACACACGGTATCTACAATCTCCGTGATATTTGCCGGGATATTTCTCTTAAATTCCAGCTTTAAGTTTCTCAAGCTGATCTCTTTCCCGGTAATTACCCTAATAGGTACCGCCAGCACCTCTACAAGCTGTCTAATAGCCTTATCCATCTTTCTTTCCTTAGTGATACACTTAGTCTCTAACCCAAAGAGTTTAAAACGAATAGCTACCCCTGAGAGGTTTCCAGCAAAATTCTCATCTGAGAGATCAGGAACCTGAGCAAACTTGTGTATATTCTTCTCCAGTCTCTCTAAGTGGCTGTTGATAGCCTCTGTCTGGATTTCTTTTGTGATAAACTTCATATCTCCGGCATCCGTTACCTCTACAATGCCCTCCTCTTTGAGCTTCTGGAGGCTGTCCCCATTCATTACCATGTCCTTAATCACAAGGTAAGCATTTCTAAACGCCTCAAACTCATCTGAAATATCACTCATTACCCTGTCATAATCATTGATAAGGCTTTCAATCTTCTCCAGATCACTCATTTCCTCCTCATTGTTATACAGAGTAATAATAGGGATCTTTCCGAAAATGTGAGTCTCCTCCCTCTCAAATGCAAATCCAGCGGATCCGGGTACAATACTATCATCTACCCTCTTAAAGAGCTCCATCTTTGTAGCACTCCATACCTCAGCATACATAGTAGTCTTATCCGTGTCCTCTGTATCAATCACATACAGTCTAATCTTATAGAGAGGCTGTTTTGTAGAGTTGTTCTCATATATAATAATCACATCCTCCGGCTTGAGTTTAATGATTTTTGTATTACTATCCTCATCCTGATATACCATCAAATGAGAAAGGCTCTTAATCATTGCCTCTTTTCCCCACTCCATGAAAAGATCATCTTTATAGTTATCCTGTAAAATCCCGTCAAGCTCATCTTGTACCTCTGTATCAGTCTTTACAAGCTCATCCAGATCCACTCCTACATCAGCCTCAGCCGTTTGTCTCCCTACGGACTTATCCGGCTTCTCTGTATAGCTAACTGTTACAGGATTTCCTAAGAAATAGCCTACTGTAGTATCAATAATCTGACCGCAAAAATCATTTGCAATCTTATTACACGGTTTATTTTTTCCTACAGTAAGTGGGGATTTCTTAAAAATCTTAACCTTTCCTGTATATAAATTCTGATATTTTCTGTACTTAGGTACCACTTTCTTTAAGTGGTAAGATACCAGCTCATCCAGTAACTTAGCATTAAACCGATTATCCGGCTTCTCAATGTTAATCTGTTTATCAATCGGTCTTTCTATCACTTTTATCATCCTCCTCTTTCACGCAATAAAAAAGAGCCTCCCGGCTCATTAAATCTTAAAGTTATCTCTGCTTAATACTCTTGCTGTATTTCCTTGATCTGCCACTGTTAGAGCAAAATCTAATCCGTCAAATAAATCGTCATGGTCTACATCCGGGAATAACAATAAGCACTCCTCCAGATCATCCATACCAATTCTAAAGAATACTTTCCCATTCTCAAAAAGGGCTGATCTTCTCATTGCTCTTGTTACCTTGTCTTTACTTGTCTGAATATTGACTATAGGTAAAAGACTTAATCTCCTCAATTCCTGAGCAAGGGATTTCTGATACTGCACTGTCTCCACGCCTATTCTCTCTACCATAGGGAATTTATTTCTACCATAGTCCAGAATAGCATTGAGCTGAGCATTGAAAGTAAGTCTCTCTTTTAAATAATCCAGTACATACACGTTCTTATCTTTATCCACGCCTATAGTGGTTAAAACAAAGTAGTCATTGTTACTTGTCTCATCCTCTGATATAGCTAAGTCGGCTCCCATGTATATTCTAACCGGGATCCAGTACGGTACATTATTTGCATCCAACACCTTTACCCTTACTCTACTCAGATCATAGTCCACATCATACTCCTCAAAATTCTTGAAGTATTTATATTTGAAAATCTTACCCTTTGCCAGCTCTGTATTATTTTGATACTGCATATTAAAGATAATCAGCCCGGACTCTTCCCGGATCTGCCTCAGCTTCTCCAGACTAAACTTAGCCTCCCAAAGAGAATACTCTGCATTATCCTTAACTGTGATAGCTTGTTGGATATTTATTTTGTAGTTTTTACTCCTTATCAAGTCCTCATACAGATCCATAGGGCTGTATCTGGTTCCCAGTATATGTATTTCCCCATCCGGCTCCAGAGTAGGGAATAAGGAAGAGTAAAACCACTCCTTTAACTTCTTCCTCTGAGCCTCTGTACGGGCATTTTCAAATCCTACTAAGTCATCACCTATAATTACATCAAAATGCTTAGATACAACGGCTCCTGAGGCTCCTAACGCTGTTAGAGTAGCCTCTTTTTTAATTATGGTACGGCGGTTTACGGTAAATTCCTTATCATTCCATACATTATCCCGGCTTTTCTTCCAATCCCCAAAAATCCTAATAAGGTTTACATTTTGCTCAAAATGGGTACGAACTTCTTTCAGAAACGCCTCAGCCTGAGTCTGAGTTTTAGAGCCTATCATAATCCTCACATTAGGCTCTCTTATAATCTTTGTAATACAGAAATCTACATCTCCTACCGTACTCTTACCAAAGCCGCGGGGGGCAAGATCCATTGACGCTCTATTATTAGATACATTCCCTATAATACTTGCGTGTAAAGGCTGGAGGGATCTACAAGTAATGTATTTACACATTGTATAGTAAGCTGTCTCAAAATCCGCTGTAAGGATAATCTCTTTAATAATCAAATCTTTCTTTTCCTGAGGCATCCATACACTATCTAATACATTCACTCTCTTTTCCTCCTTTCCTCAAAAATAAAGAGAGGAGCTTCTGCCCCTCTCACACCGTTACACAAAAATCTGAGCACATTTTACAACACAAATTATCATAAGAATAAACCACATAATGATATTACAAGAAATCAGGTTTTTCTCATCCCCTGATTTAATCTTAAAATAGTTGTTATTGCTATTCACCATGTACCAACTCCATAAAGCTCCTACAATCCAGAGCACCACTTTAATATCTCTCAGTATTTCTACAAGGTTCCACTTTATCATCATCTCTTCTTCCTTTCCGCTTCATATCTCAAATCTGATAATATACGATCACAGTATTTACACCTGTAACCTCTCCCCGGCTTATGTATCACTCTATGACGTTTAAACCATAGAGCCCCCTTACATCTGCCACCTATTTCTTTGTATTCCTCATTACTCCTCATAAGCTCCTCCTAAAGGCTCTAAATCGTTAATATCAATCTTTAACCTTACCCCAGTCTCTATATCCTGTACAGTAACTATGTCATAGTCGGATATAGCCAGCACCTTAACCCTCTTTGTCCTGTCTATCTTCATTGTTACAATCTCTCCCACGCTCACTATCTGCACCCCCTACAATCATTAAGCACATAATACCGATCCCTACCATAGCTCCTACTACAAAGCATCCAATACACAAAAACACAGTTCCCACTTTATTACCTCCATACACAAAGAGGAGAGCCGCCGCCCTCCTCACATCATTATTTTACTTCCAAATCATCAAATACCACAGGGATAAGCCTCTTACACTCTTCCAGCAATGGTACAGCTACCTCTCTGATCTGAGGATGAGGAGCTCCTGTTACTCCTACAGCTCTAAGCTTAAAGAAATGTCTCCACTCTCTGAGGTTCGCTGTCATTACAATCTCAGTCTTTAAACTGTTAGGTAATACAGCTCTTGCCTCCTGAGGAGTAGCTCCATACTCAATCAGCTTAATGTAATTCTCCTCAGCTTTCTCACAAGCCTCATACCAGTTATGATACTTCCACGGCTCTTTCTCCTGACAATCCTTGAGATAAAACGGCTCAATTACAGCAATCTCTCCATCATGCCCGTAATTACAGTATCTTGTACTCTCCTGAGCAAATGAGGCTACTCTGTGTCTTACAATCTCATGTGATACACCTCTATCTACTGTAAACTTAACAGAGAAAGAAAAGTGCTCTAACATTGCCTCATGCCCCCTCTTTACAAGAGCCCTTACCATCTTCTCAGCGGATCCCTCTTTAATCTTATCCTCTGACTTGTAACAAACTCTTGCTACTCTTTCAATCTTCTTTAAGATCTCCTCACCATTTAAGGGATCCATAATCTCATACCCAGCTTTTAATATCTGCACTTTAATTTACCTCCAAACAGTTTATCAATTTCTTTATGAAAAATCCTCTGTGCCATTTCTGGCGGCATATCATTAGGAAATACTACTCTAAGACTTACTCCCTTAGGATCTATAGCTTCTAAATCAACTTTACACTCAAGCTTAGTAAACATACATCTACAATTAAGATGATCTGGAGTCTCTACTTTACTTGTAGACTTCTCCCTCTCAGCCTCCAGAGCTTCAATCTCAAAGCTAAGAAACTCTCTTGCTTTCTTGAGATCCTGTACAATATCGTCCTTTCTCCCGGCTCTTGCTATGTACTTAACCGCTGATCCCAGATTAAAATTAAGCCCCCATTCCCGGATTACATCTTTAGGCTCATATTTACTAAAACAATAATGATCCGGGTTCTTTACCATATCTTTACTCATTACTTTTTACCTCCATTCTCAGGTATTCCACAAGGCAATTTATCCGGCAACTCTGGCTCCTCACTCTTCCCTGTCATAACCTCTCTGAGGTATCTGTGAGGAACATTACAGTTAATACCGTTCATAAGTAAGTCTCTCTGAGTACAGCCCTTTACCAACTCATAGAAAGTAGAAAACTTTACCTGTACCCTATCCTCTGCACTAAAACAATCAGCTAATCCCATAGTTACCTCCTTAAATATCTCCCGGCTTTCTGTTGTTAGACTTCTCAGGATCAAATCCCTCCGGGTATCTTGCCTTGAGCTTGTCTACATTCATCTGTAGGATAGTTTCTAAATCATATCCTATAGTTGTAGCTCCCAAAGCTAAATACCATGCTACATCTCCCAGCTCCTTAGCAATATGCTCTTTATTCAGCTCATGCCCCTGATACTCAGCTTTCTTTACCATATCCGCAATCTCTCCAGACTCCCCACAAAGCCCTAAAGCCACATTAGGGAGCTGATCGCATACTCCGGGGTTTACTGTTCTCATTGCCGCTTTCTGATACTCGTTAATTGTCATTTGTTCTTGTCCTCCTTAATATCTCTTTATACTGAGAAACACCGATAAGATTAAGACGTACCTCTCTACGCTTCTCTACGTCCTCAAAGAAATCATAAGACATAACATAATAAGATCTACCGCCCATCTTTACTCTACTATTAAGGTCTATCTCATACCCGTATTTATTCACATAGGCTGTAGCTCTTCTGAGTCTCCATTTTCTAAACTTTAACCCAGCATCCGCTATAACCTTTAATACTGCCTTAACAATCCCGGCTACCAGATCCGCTATCCCGGATCCAATGTACTTAAAGCCCTTAATAATCTTATTCATACCTTACAACCTCCTATATACGCTCTCTCCGGCGTTTCTATAGGGTAATAACTCAGCTTTCTGTCATTCTTAGACAGGCATTTTATTTTTTAGGCACTTTTTACAAACGGCTCTTATAAAACCCTATGGATTTTTCTACACCAAAAGTAAAAGTACACAAGAAATTAGCTCCTCAGAGCTTTCATTTCCTCTTTGATACTGTCCGCTACAGCAAAAATAGCCTTTCTATCCTCCTCAGTAAGCTCTATTTGCTCCTTATTCTCCTGAGCTATGCGATCTGTAGGATCTCCTAACAGTAATAGATCCAGCTTAACCACTCTCTCAAAGTCCTGAATGTTTTTAATCTTAACCTTTCCGGCTCTAAAATCCTTTACAAACGCCGCTACAAGGGCTCTGATTACCTTTCTATACTCTGCCTTAACATCCAGCACCGCATTAGCTGTAGAGCCTTTCTCTGCCGTTTCCTCTATCTCTTTCTGTAAAATACGGTCTTTCCACTGAAACTTACGGCTCCATTCCCCTATAGTACGGGTACTTTTACCACAGGCATTAGCTACAGCTTCTAAGGATCTCTTTTCTCCCATCCCATAATAGAGATCAAAGGCTTGTTTCTGGGCTTCTGTCTCCTTTTTTCCTTTTATAGAGACTACCTCAGGCTCTTTAACAGGGTTTTGCCCCTTTTCCTCTGCCATTTGTTTTACTCCTCCTATCCTCCTCAACTCTCTCCTTTTTGTTCTTCTGGTTGAGTTTTTCTTTCATTCTCTTATGTTTCTTTGTAGTTTGCTTTAAATGTTCGTAAAACTACAAAAATTACCTATTACATTTACTACATCATGGATAGCTCTTACTATGTTACTCATTACTGTCTCTCTATCTCTATATAGTATTTTTACTATTACTACTGTATTTATGGGTATTTTCTCTTTCCCCGGAAATGCTCTTTTTCCCCGGATTTCTTCCTACTCATTTCCCCGGATTGCATATACCTATGAAATACAAAATGAGGTACTTTCCTTTCCCCGGATCTGTACCTCATTCCTATCTACTTTACTTCCACTCTTCTACTTTGAAATCTTCTGGGACTTCTACCTCAGACAGTTCTAAGAGATCTTCTCTGCTCCCCAGCATCATCTTTTTAAGTGTCTGTAACCGCTCAATCATAACATCTACACTCTCAATCTTACTGAACACCATAAGAACATCTGAGCTTAAAATACTATAGTCAGGGTTTCCTCCCTCAAAAGTCCCTATCTCCCGGCGTTCACAAGTTTCAAGACATAACATACCATAATCCGGCTTTTCATCCTCCACATCTTCTCTGTGAGCAACTGGAGTAATCATAATATCACCAGTTCCAAAAGTTAATTTACTTCTTCCCTCGATCATCTTAGATACCTCTCTTTAAAAGCCATGTTACAAATCCCTCTCCCGGCTCAGCCTCTACATACTCATTATATCTGTTGCTCAACATGATTAACTCATCCTGAGTAATCCTTACACTGTTACTTCCAAACCTCAGCATAGGAAGAGTAGTTTTTTCCTCTTTTATTTCCTCTTCCCCCGGATCATCCAGCTCCTCATCCTCTTCTTTTAAGAGTCCTGTAAGATCTACGTCTGAGAAACCTGTGAGAGATAGAGCATAGTCAAGATCTAAGAGATCCTCCAGCTCTTCTTTTAATAAGTCCTCATCCCATAAAGCCAGCTCTGCAAGTTTATTATCTGCCAATCTATAAGCTTTTTGCTGAGCTTCTGTAAGTCCGTCTAACACAATATATGGAACTCTTTCCCACCCGGCTAAAATTGCCGCCTCTCTTCTGGTATGTCCGGCAAGGATTACCATATCCTCATTTACTAAAATAGGATTAGTAAAACCATATTCCTCCAGACTCATAACAACCTCATCTACCGCAAGTCTGTTATCTCTGGGATTGTTTTCATAAGGGATCAGCTCCTCAGGAGCACAATACTGTATAACTCTCTCCTTATCTTTCATGCTCATTTCCTTATAACCTCCTAAATCTTCCTTTTTTACTTCATAGTGTTTCAATCAGCTTTCATAATAATAGTGTGCTTTCTTCATAATAAATCAGCCTCACTTCTTAGTTACATTCAAATAATCCAGATCCACATTAGCTACACAACTGATAGGGATTTCCTTTCTTTGCCTACTCACTTCCTGATCCGGTGTAAGATAAGGATTAGGTATCATTTTAGCCTTTCCCCGGCTCATGCTGGTATAATAAGGATCATGCTCTCTTAACCACTTGTCCGCTGGATCTTCTTCTCTTTTTCTTATGCGGCTCACTCTTTTCCTCCCCTTTCTCCAGATACTTTCCCAGTCTCTTTAAAGCTCTCTGTATATGGACATTTACCGTCTGCTTTTTACATCCCAAGATAAAAGCTACCTCATCCTGTCTATACCCTAATCCAAGAACATACACCAGAGAGATAAATTGAGCCTCTGTTAATACTCCAGCTTTTCCATTTTCAAAACCTATTTTCTTATTCCTCTCAAAATCAGAGATATTTACTCCTATAGCTCTCTGTAAATCACAAAGAATAGCAGACGCTACAGTATCTCCTTTTTCTGCTAATTTCTCTACAAGTCCCCAACTTGATACAATCATCTTTAAAGCCTCTGGATCATTGTAATCCACTCCAAGTAACCGATCATTTGTGGTCTTTACCCTCACAGCTCCCAAGTCTTACTCACCCCTTTCCATGTGCCTCATAAATTTATACGGAACCTCTACAACATCCCCATGAGGATAAGATCTAAGCTCTACTACAGCTCTCCCTTTCTTCAACTCTGTTATTACTCCTGTACTGTAATCTGCATCCAGAGGCATCATATACTTAATTAGTTCACCCTCTTTAAACACTCAGTTATCCTCCTCAATAATAAAGAGACAGAATTTTATTAACTCCTGTCTCTCCTGTTTATACTCCTGTGTTTATCCTTTTTAATCCTGTTATTGCCCGGTTCATTCCTGAGATTCTTCCCTCAAGGTGGTTCAATGTTTTTGCTATATCTTCTGGCTTTTCTGAATACCAGTAACCTCTTGAGGAACTACATACTGGACAGCTTATACTCCTCAAATAATTTACCACAGCTCTTACCTTTTCTTTGTGAATAGAATATAACTCACATATAGCTCCACTTTTTATAGCCGTACTCTCTGAATTATGATTTTCTTTTAAGTGCTCTAACAGCTCCTCAGCTATTTCTATAAAGCTCTCATCTTTATTGTAACAATCTCCCACGCCTTATACCTCCTTTAGAAGTAATAACAAAATTTAGGCGTATATTTAGACAAAAATATAGCCGGAGAGAAAAAAAAAATATTTTTCTCTCCGGCTCATTTAATTACTCCTCAGCCTCTACTACTTCTCCATCAATACATCTGTAATATGTATCTGCTTTAATCTTTTCACCGTCAACCTGTACCATCTTAGCTCCAGCCAGCTCCCAACTCTCTACATTATAAGGAGTTTTATAATCTCCATCACTCCATTTTTCTCCAATGTATCTCCAGTCTGAAAGGATTAAGTGAGCACCTAAACAACCTTTAGCTTTCGCCTCATGTCCCCATGCAACCGCAACACCTGTAGGATCACTAACAGAAGAAGCTCCACGATACCCTGTAGCAGAAGAAGCTCCACAATTCCCTGTAGCAGAAGAAGCTCCATAATCCCCTGTAGCAGAAGAAGCTCCATAATCCCCTGTAGCAGAAGAAGCTCCACAATTCCCTGTAGCAGAAGAAGCTCCATAATCCCCTGTAGCAGAAGAAGCTCCACGATACCCTGTAGCAGAAGAAGCTCCACAATTCCCTGTAGCAGAAGAAGCTCCATAATCCCCTGTAGCAGAAGCAAAGCCATGACTTTCGTAAGACTCTTTCTCTTTATTTACCTTACTCATGGTAAAATCAATAGCGGCTTTTACAAGTCCAGCAATAGAAATTCTTGCTCCAATTTTAATATCTGTAGCACATACCTTTGTATCATCATTTTTCTTATCCATGTTACCAGATAACTCTACCTCATGGAAAACGCTCTCAGCCGGATTGTAATACCCAAAACAATCCAACGGGTACTCACACGCATGAAATCCCTCTTCACAACACTCAGCTCTCTCAGTATGATATTCCTTACCCTCTTCATACTGAAATCCTCTACACGTTAAGTCCTTTTTAAATCCTTTAAATGCTTTCATTTCTCTTATCTCCTCTCTGGATGATTTATTTTATTTACACTCAGTAATAACCGTTTACTCCTCAAAATTTAGGCATAATAAAACAGGAATTACTTTTTTTTTCTTGTAATTCCTGTTCATTTACACTTCCTATTTATTTCATGTGAACTATATAGCTCCTACTTGTTCTTCTCTAATACTTCTATCACAGGCTCCCTCTACAATTCTTACAATCTGCATATACTCACTTTTTGTAAGAAAAATACCACCTGTAATATCATGGATTATAGCTCTTAAATTCCTGTTGTCTACCATTGTTACCATTTCCTGATCCATTACTGTCTCCTCCCCTCAAAGTCCTCACAAGTCTCATCATAATAAGTCATAAGTCCATAGTTCTCACTTTCTTTGTTACTGCATACATAGCACCGCTCTTTTTTATCATAAGTGTTGTATGCACACTTCCCACACATTTCCTCCTCATCCCACTCTCTACTCATTTTCAAGTACCCTCCTTATCAATTTTCTAATTCCTGAGGCTTTCAAATCTGGCAAATCTACAAGTGGATCCTCAATCCCTCCTAAGCTATCAATTACAGCCTCCAGAGCCGCTCTACTCTTATACAGCTCATCCATGAAACTATCCTCTATCACATAATAATCTTTACCATCCCCAAAGGATATAGCTAAAGCGTAATCTCTTTTTCTCATGCTATAGGATTGCTCCTTAGCCTTTTCCAGCCACTCCTTTTTTACAGAGATAGATTTACTCTCCTTAGCCTTTGTCTTTGCCTCAATAAACAGATCTGAGGTAGTCACATCACCTTTCAGAAAAGGAGTAGAGCCGGATCCTATCACCTGTCTCCCCCCTATATTCTTTGCAATTCTTTTCTCCTGAGTATTACTAAGTTTTCTGGTATTCATATCACACCTCATTTACTGGAAGCACCTTTGTAGTAAACCGCCACTTACGGGCATCATCTCCAATCATATAAAAGAGCCTTGCCTCTGCTAACATAGGACTGTCCTCAGCTATACCAAACTGAAAACATTTCTTTGCTGTATTCCAGATACCGTACTTTCTCCCGTTTCTTCCTCTGTAGTATTCTCCTCTTTTCATTCCTCAGTCCTCCTAAAGATCCTTTTCCATAACCAAAAAGTAAGAATATCCCCCATACTTAGTATCAGTACCTCTCTCAACTACTTTCTTTCTCCGTGTCTTTGTAAATCCCAGATCTTTCAGTTTCTTAATGAGATCCTTATTACCTTTCTCTTTTACAGTGAGTCCTACAGTCTGTATCACTTTCTCATCTCCAGCTATAATCCGTGTGACTTCCAAATCCTCTCTTACCGCCTTTAATTCCTTATTGATTTTATCTAACTCACTCTGGTTCTTATATCCCACACTCTTTTCCTCCAACCTGATACCTCCGACTTCCCACAGATCCTCTCTCATTTTATCCATGTCAAGCTCACCACTCTGCCAGCGGCTATACTGATCCAGAACATTATCAAGGAAATCCTGTACCTTTTCCGGCTCATCTTTCCAGTATTTATCTATCAGCACATTACAGGGAAGTGTAAGCAAAAGCATCATAGCCGTATTGATAGCATCCGCTGTAGCCTCTTCTCTCACCTTTTTAAGCTGATCCCTTACCTCAGCCTTTGCCTCCCAATCAAGCTGATTTCTCAAAGATCCGGGAGTATAGTTATATACAGGAGGCTTACTTACTTTCTCCCCCTGTTTCTTCGCCCTCCGGCGTTCTGCTCTGTTCCTGTACTCCATGTAAAATAACCTCCCCTCTCTTTAAACTTTCCTGTACATCAATCACTCTTTGATTAGCGGATCCAGCCCACTCATACTTCACATCCCTAAGCTCTTCCTGATACTCCCCGTCTACCAACACATCTACATACTCCATAACTGGGAGATCTTTTACCTCTTCCCACATATACCCAGTGTACATCCAAACTGTTTTACCGGGTATATTTTTTATAGCCTTTGCAAGTTCTGTGATTTCTTCCCTATTTCCCGGATATAACGGATCTCCTCCAGAAAATGTAACACCACTCACATAATCATTAAATCTTATATAAGTAAACAGCTCAGCCTTTGCCTTTTCATCAAAATACAAACCTCCCTGAGGATCCCATGTAATAGGGTTCTGACAATTTTTACAGTAATGGTTACACCCAGCTACCCAGAGGACGGCTCTCAGTCCGTCCCCATTCAACATATCGTCTTTTGTTATATTATGGTATCTCATTTATCCCTCAGCCTCCAGATCATAAAATACTACCTCTTCTCCCTCAGGTACCGGGCAATCTCCGCTCTCTATCCATTTAAGCGGCTTTACCTCCTCCCACTTATACATCAGACTCTTTACATACTCCTCAGAGTACACACGGCTATCAATGTATAATCTATCAGACTTCCCGAATCTGTCGGTTTCTTTCAGATACGTATCTAATCTTCTCAAGTCAGAAAGATCTCTCTTTACCGTTTCCATTTTCCCATGATGTACCGTGTAAGTAATACCGTCCACCTCATCAATCAGCATCTTACAAGCCCAGTAAGTAGATAATCTGTGACTGTTTGCTGTGTATAGCCAAATCTTCCCGGTATAGCCCTGTAATCTCAGTCTATGGATCATCTCCACTAATCTATCTGAAAGTAACATAGGTTCACCGCCTGTTATACAAATCTCATCATACTTAAAGAGATCCTCAAAAGAGATTTTATCAATAATCCCTAAAGTTTCATTACAGCATCCTTTACACTTTCTATTACACTTCTTTGTAACTAATACTCTGGCTTTCATACTACCGTCCTCCTATAGCTCATTGTTTACTTTTTTCCTTATTTCCCGTATAATCCCGGCAATCTGTACCTTAGTCTTTTTGTGCATATCCTTAGCAAGCTGATCTAATGTGTCCCTAACTTCTCTGAGAACTTCGACATAATGATTATCACTATTTTCATAATAAGTTAGTTCTTCCTTTACACTCTCACAATCTTCCAGCTCTACAGAAATAAGCTTCTCAATCACCTCATACACCTCAGGATCCACTACCTCTTTCAGATCCTCAAGTTTAAAAATCCAAACTGTTTTCCCATCTTTCCCAGTTACTGGTAAACAATCTGTGCACATATATCTACCATGTATACTCACACCTCTCACCTCCTTACGGCTTTTTCGCCATCAATACAATTTGCTGGTAATAAAAATACCTATCGTTAGTGTCCTTATAAGCCTCATACAGCCCAGATCTCTTTGATATTGCCTTTATTACTTGCTCAGCATCAAACTCTCTATCAAAGTTTCTTTTCTGAGTCTCCTCATGCTTATCTCTAATAGCTACCAGCCTGTCAATCTCTCTGTCTGCCTCATACATAAGCTTATGTAATCTCTCAGCCTGTTCTTTTAATACAAAAGCGTTTGTCTGTGCCAATTTAATAACTCTAAGCCATATCTCAGGATCTCCAGACTTAATAACCTCATCAGGATCTAACCTGTGATTCATGCAATACCGCTCTGCATCATATAAATTTAAAAATATCTTCTCTCCGGCTCCTGTTTCTATGAGAAAATAATGTTTATACTGCAACTTTCTTAACTTATCACCTGAGTACAGGTGTCCGTCACTCCAATGAGCTTTCACTTACTCCTCAACTCCTTTCTGTATTGAGTAATAACCTATATCTCCCAGATTTTTAGACAAAAAAAAAAGAGGATCTTTTCCAGATCCTCTCCATATCTTTTTACAATTTCCATCTATAGCCGCACTCTTGACAAGTAGCCCATGTATCTGTAACCGTTTTCTCTTTTCTTCTTCTAATCAGCATCCACAGCAACCAGAACCCTCCAGTCAAAAACACAAGTAATAAATTCCATATAAAACTCCGACTCTTGCTCACTACATAAGTAGATGTATTAGCGGTTACACTTGTTGATCCACACTTAGGACATACCATAATATTTTCCTCCCTTTATCCCTCAGTTATTCCTCAATTATACTACTGATGAGTGGCAACCTCAATAACAAATTTAGCCCATGCCTTAGCATCATCCTCTCCCGGCATCCTACACATACACTCCTCATAGGGTACCCTCCAGTATTTAGGATCAGCTCCCTCAGCCGTTAGCCCTCTCCTCTCATATTTTCTCTCTATGTTCTGGAGATGGTGCCTGAATTGATGTAAAAACCCCTCCAAATCCGGCTCTGTAAGATATATCTCCCCTGTAGCCTGTACATAATTATCATCCCTTACCCACACCGTTATTACCGGGATAGATACTTGATAATAGTCTGAGAGATCTGTATTAAGCCTCCTAATAGCCTCCAGAGCCTCTAATCCTGTTAAGGTATAAAATCCATCAGCTATTATCTTAGAAACGATTGTAGGAGCTGTAGAGCCATGATACAGGCTCTTATACAGCTCAACTCTTTCATAAATTGTCAATATTACCACCTACCATAATACCCACGCTCATTTAAACGGCTCATTAAAGACACCAACCTTTTATACTCATTAACTACAGCTTTTGCCTCTTTTGTCTTATTCTCTAACTGAATAGAAGTATATTTTGGTGTAGGAGGTATTGTATTCCAACAAGGTATTTTTCCTCCCCTAACCTCTTTAAGAAACTGTACAGCCTCCTCATACTCTTCCCCGGTACAAGTTCCTCCCTCAGTATATAAGCTTAATCTATAACTAACCTCATCAGCTAAGATCTGCAAATCTGATTTTCCGTCCCTTTCATTCTCTGGAAAAGTTTCCATACTTTCAGTAAGCTCCGTACAATTTGCAATCTTTAACCATCTTTTAACATCTTTATCCTGTATTAACATCCTATTTCCTCCTGTTCATTTCCCGTTTTTTTTTGATTATAGCATAAAAGCAAATTACTTAATAGCTTTTTAATTCCAATCTTTCTGTAGGAAGTCCTCCAGAGCATCCTTAGCCTCGTTAAGCAACTTTCTCTGAGTTTCTTTCATGCTCCTTAATGCCTGAACATTTCCATTTACCTTACTGTCTGGAGTATTCCATTGTACTCCAGACTCATCCTCTGCCTCAACTAAACGCCCTCTAAGTTTCTTTACAGCTTTTTCTCTTGTCTCTACTTCTTTCTCCAGCATGTCTTTGATATAAACTAATGTCTGTACTCTCATCTTATTTTCCTCCTCTTTAATTAAATCTACAATATCTCCTTGCATCTGCTACACACTCAGCTTTTGTATCTCCAAAAGCTACGGCATTTCCCCAACTGTTACGGGCTACCCATTCTGTAACCATCCCGTTTCTCTTTGCTCTACTATTATACGGATCATAATTTTCAATTTTCTCAAAGCTTAAATCTTTAATTGTCATAATTCCCACCTTTCCGGGAGCTCTTAGGCTCCCAACTCCTGTACATATTCCATACCCTCAAAGCTACAAAAGCCGCCAGCATCTAAGATAGATTGTAAAGCTCTTTTTCCACCACAAGGGATATATGGTACTAAGATACCGTATTTATCTCTATCACAGCTAAAAGCTATGTAACCTTTACCCTCTTCATAGAGAGCCCAGCCTGTAACTACTCTTGATAGTTTCTTTGTACCAAACTTAACATTTTTTAGTCTTTTGATTTTCATAATTCCTACCTTTTCCTCCCTGTCTACTAACTCGATCTTGCTAAGCAATGATCTCCAGTAAAAAACTCTCCCATCTTCTGTTATTAAAAATTCTTTGTGGAGGTTACTGTTTTCCTCTTTAAAATCATAAGCTTTACACTTAACTGTCTTTCCATCTATGTACTCATAAGTCTCATCCTCAAACTCTGCGTTTTCTTCCAGATAAGAGATAAAGTCTTTAACTGTAAGCTGATCCATAAGCTCCTCTGTAGATCTCATAAAGTTTACTCTGTATCTGTTATCATTTTCGTTTCTATATTTCATATCTCTTACCTCCGTTTTTTTTTGCTCCTTACAATAGATATTATACATCTTTTAAATAATATGTCAATAGATATTATATAGGTTTTTAATATTTTCTATTCTTCCATAAAAAAAAAAGAGGAGCTTAACGCTCCTCTCCAGACAATAATACCACTTTATCAGAATGTCCTATATCAGCTATTCCCTCTACTTCAAATGATCTAACATTAGGAAATTTTGAATACCCATCTGTAAATACAAACTCTACATCAAAATCCTCATAAGGTGAAAGCTTCTCAATCAACTCACTTACTTTCATTCTCTATCACCTACCCTAACGCCGCTTTATTTACCTCTCCCTTGAGCCACTCAAACTCATCCAGATCATTGTAAAAGTAATCAATTACTCCAGCTCTTCCCTGAGCTTTTTTCTCTGAGCCGTCACTTACCGGGATTTTATACCATGATCCAGTCTGTACAATCACTCCCAGTTTAATCCCCAAATCAATAGTATCTGCGGCATCATCTACTCCAGAAAAATAATTCAAAGTGTAGCTGTCAAGTCTCCTGTCATTCTTTGTAACCTTATTCTTTTCCATTCTCACACTAACAATATTTCCTACTGGATCCGGGTATGTACTGGGTTTCTCATCCCCTTTCTCATCCAACAAAGAACCCTTAGTAAACCAAAGGATCTGACTACAGGCATGAGTAAGAGCGGTACCACAAGGAATTTTATAAGGCTTGTACATATTTCCTATATTCTCCCTGAGCTGATTAAGCATTACAAAGGTACACTCATTCTTCTTACAAAGAGGTATTACCTTATCACAAAAAGCTTTCATAAGAGCACTGTTTCCTCCATAGCTTTTCTCTTCCAGCCCTTTTTCTGCTACCCCTTTAGGCACAATAAAAGGAGCACTATCCAGTACAGCTAAGCCAATCTCCCCGGATCTTATATAATCTAAGAGCATATCCAAGAGATCCTCTCCATACTCACTCTCCGGCTGGATCAGAATTACTTTATCCCAGTTTACCCCTATTGTCTCTCCCCAGTCCTTATCCAGAGTATTCTCCGCATCCAGATACACGCTAAAACGCTCAGGAAAGAGCTTTTGATAATTAGCCAATAAATCTAAGGCTGTTGTTGTCTTACCGCTCTGAGGGAGTCCCACAAGCTCTATCATCCGTCCTATAGGAGCTCCTCCCCTTGTGAGATAATTCATCTTAGGGGAAGTATAGGGAATAAACTCTATACTCTTTAGCTCTGAGGCTTTCCTGATAATATTTGTTTTATATTTTTTATTCATGCTTGCTATTAACTCATCAATTCCCGGCATCTTCTACACCTCCTCTTTAAACGAATATCTAACCTCAAAAATTTCATCCCACCCCTCATCCATTGTAGGAGGTATTAACCTCTCTCTCATCCTGTCCATTGCTTCAAAAGGTACTACTCTATCCCTCTGACTATTTCTCCTCCAACAATCATAAAAAGGAATGTTCATAAATATACATACCTTTTTACAGTTCAATAAATGTAAGCTCTGCAAAAACTCTTTTCTGTATTTAGGATAAATATTTGTAGCATCATAAACCACATCCTTTCCACAATACAAATCAGACTTAACAAGACTATGTAATATATCAAAAACACCACTGTTATTACTCATGTCATTTATATCCCCCAGTAACTTATCTCTAAGCTCATCCGAGGATCTTACAATTACATTTCCCCCTAAGCTATTAGCTACTGTTGATTTTCCGCTTGCTGGTAATCCTACCATCATATAAAAAATACTCATTTATTCTACGCCTCCCTGTATCGCATCCAATAACAAAAAATCCTCTACATCTTTCTGAGTAAATCCTACTGTGAAATCTAAATGCTCTACCTGATTTATAAAATCAACTCCAACCTCATCCCCAGACTTACTCACTACTGCTACGCAATCCTTACATATAACGGCTGTCTCTCCATCCAGATTAGAAAAGTTTATCCCGGCTTTCTCTACCTCCTCAAGAAACGCCGCCGCTTTATCAATAAAATCCATCATTTCTCTGTCTCCAACCTTTCTACAAATAAAGCTCTCATAAACTCGTCCTTATCAAGGAAAGACTTTCTCAATACTGGCTTACCACAATCACAATCAGGAGAATTAGAAAAGTAACTTTCCCCTTTCTTTAGATAGCTATAGTTATCACTGTCACCAATCCCCCAAAGAATATGTAAGCAATTAAACCCACCACATTTACAACGGATCCCAAAAGGTACAGGCTTATGACTCTCAGGATCCTCCTGATCCTGTACATGATCCTCTAAACCTTTCTCCAGCCACATTCTATAGATTGCTCCACAATCTTTACATTGATATATAAAATAACCATGTACTAAAATATCCTCTGTATCTTCTGGCTTCTCAATACAGCTCTCCTGTTCAACCTGTTCCTGAGCCTCTCTGTACCGCTTAACCATCTTTCTCAATCTTCCACCACTTGACATTACTCATCCTCCTCAGGTCTTGTATATCTGTCCTTACTGAACCTATCCAGATCACTCTCTGAAATTCTCTTTGTAAGAGCTTTTTTTAAGCCGCTGTACATCTTCTCAGCCATCTCCAGTTTACCCTTGAGACTGTTATACGTCCGCTTATATATAACCTCTACAAGGGCTTTATCTTCTATGAGTTGCTCTACCCTTGCCTTTTTCTCCTGTACCGTACCTGATACCTTTAACATAGCCTCATTGTATTCCTGTCTTTTCTGACTGGAGCTTATGTCTGCCATCATCCCCAGCTCCTCAAGCTTCACTCCAGCTCTATACATAAGAGCCGGGATCTTAACACAATAATACTCAATATGAGCATCCGGGATCTCCTCTATAGAACTCTCTCCAATACTATCCATAATAACCTCTATCTCCCGGATAGCACTATCCAAATCCTCACTATACTCTTTCAGGATCTCATTACTAAATTGAGTAGCTACAGAACTCTCCTCTTTTACTTCCGCTATCAGTCTTTTTAACTTCTCACTATTAGCCATGAGCCCTCACCTCTCTTAAAAATCTTGTGTACATCTTGTCTAAATGAGTAATACTATAAACTGGGGACATCTCTCCACTCACAATCTTAAAAACAGATTTAGGGATTAACCACACAAATCTAAACATACCAGACTCCCAGTTAATCCATAGGTTAATACCGTCTGTGTCCATGTATTGCTCCTCTATATCATAACCATTTCTACATATAGCCCATTTAGTAAATCCATTTCCCTCTAACCAGTTCTCAATACCCTGTTTATTTACCTTTACACTTTCCAAAATTTAATCCTCCTCTCTTAACAATCTCTGCCGCCTTATCCAAAGCATTACCCACTTTCTCATAAGCAATATCCAGAGCTTTATCTCCAGTATTTGCAAGTGTTAAAAAATATCTTAGCTTTTCCTGTTCAATTTCTTTTACAATCCTGTCCTCCATCATCTGAAAGTTTTTCACTTGCTGGATGTTAAAATCTACAGCAACATTGTAATTATGCTCTAAGATTCTTATATACTGGATCAGATCCGCTTTCTTCATGTTATTGAGGGTACTGTCTGCCTTTATCTCACAATGCTTTCCAACCTGACTAATATCCATTAACACTCCCATCTATCTCACCTCCACACTTAACTCATATCTCTTAAGCCATGAGCTCAGGTCATATCTGTACAGGGTTCTTTTCTTCTCTGACGAGATCCTGATACCATGCTCTCTAAAGAACTCTACCGGGATACTCTTTCTCTCTCCTGAGTAATAAAATTTTTCTACAAATCCTACTGAGAGAAAATAAGTCTCTTCCAGATCCCGGAAGTTTACCAGATAGCCCCCATATACACCATAATGCTCTACGGCTTTAAGCATCCCCTTTAACTGGTTCTCTCTGATTTTCGCAAGTGGTAAACTCTTCCCCTTATGAGTCTTGAGCTCTAACAGAATTAACATGGGGAACACATATAACCTAAAGTCTGCCGGATTGCTTACACCATAAAAACCGCTGGTATCGTCTTTATATCGTTCTAAGTAAACATTATCCGGGACACTGTCCTTAAACTCTTTTTCAAAGACTTTTCCCATATTTTTTCTGTTATTACTTGCCATCTTCTTTGTCCTCCGGGTAAATCCATTCCCCTTTCTCTACCAGCTCACACTCATGCTTATAACGGCAATATGTACACTTATTCTCATCTTTTGCCGGAGGCTCTTTTCTTTCCAGAGCTTTATTGACTGTGTGGATCTTATTTAATACAGCCTCTTTCATTTCATCTGTAATCTTCCAGAGATAAGGCTTTTTCCCACAAAAATTTCTGTCCTCATAGAAAAATAAGATATAATCAATTCCAAGTCCCATACCGTAACAAGTAGCCTGATATTTATGATTAAGCTCCGGCTCAAATCGGTTACTATGCTTATAGGTACTCTCTGTCTTAATCTCTAAGATCACATCTTTACCCATGAAATTTAAAACTCCGTCCGGCTGGAAATAAATACTCATATCATCATTCTTACACCTTGCCTCAGTGTGATCCTCATTCCAGCCTACAAACTCAGTATTGATCCCTTTCTGTCTGGCTTCTCTTACTACTTCCTCCAGATCCAGGGGCGTTACTCCCTCCATAGACTCTACAAGGTGCTGGATCCTTAAATGTCGGTCTGTACCACTTGCACATATCTCAGTAAGCTTTACATCCATATCATCTACACCACCGCCGCTCCCGTGAGCTCTCATAAAAAACAGCATCCTCTCACATCCATACATAGATGAGGGGCGGTAATACTCTGTAGGTACTGGCTGTCTCTCAGCCTCTTCCTGTTTCTTTACAGCCTCCTCATATCGTTTTAAAAATTCTTCCTCAAAGGCTACGCTCCCAGCGTGTTTCCCCTGAGCTACCTTAATTAAACTTGATAGTCCCATGATCCTTTATCCTCCTTTTTATATTCAGAAAGTAATAACCAGATCACCTACACATTTTTAGGCAAAATAAAAGAGAGAATGAGTTAAACCTCATTCCCCCAGCAATCCCAACCCTCTGCTGTCTGTCTTGCAAAAAGCTCAACCTTTGAAACATCCCCCAAAAGCTCTACAATCCTATCCCTTGTACAATCAGGTTTCTTACTATGCCTCTCTATAGGGCTCATTATAATCTGGTGTACATCATGCCTCTTTACTACCTCTGTAGCCTTAGTCTTTTTACTTATCCCAAGTAAACAAACCTCAGCGTTAGCTCTGGTGTATGCACCCATTCCCCAGAAAAGAGAGGGGGATTTTTTATTTTCTTTCACCCACACAAAAGCGGCTGTCTTATATTCAAACCCCCACGCTTCCATAACTTTAAGAGCCTCTCCTATATTAGGAAAAGTAGCCCACATAAACAGTATAGAAGTATCTGTACACAAATTCCTTACAGGTAAATTGCATATATCCTCAGTTCTCATAGTATCATAGTGCTGTTTTGCCATCCCTCTAACTGTTTCTTTACTTCCCTGTTGTCTATAACTCCACGGGGGATCAGCATAAATTACCTGATATTTTTTCTCTGTGTTCATAATGTCTACTTTCATTTCAATTACCTCCAGATCTTTGTTGTGATCCGTGATAACTGAAAAAAAAAACGGTTTTTAGACATCTCCCAAAAGAAAAAGAGAGGATTTTACTCCTCTCCCTCCTCAAATGTAATCTGAGCTGTTGTAACATCTTCTTTAAGCTCTATTACTGTAGATTTTACATTAGTTACAATCTGATTATTTTCATTATAATGATTTCCTATAGCTGTTACACTAACCGCTCCGGCGTACTCATCCGGTATATCAATTATTACTCTTTTCATCAGTGCCTCCTACTCCATATCTCCCAACACACTCATTACAGAGCCGGATCTTTACAAACCGATCTATAAACCTGTTCCATGTCTCTCCAGATCTATAGGATTCCATCCAGACATATCTTTTACAATGAGAGCACATGACCGGGATTACTGCAAATCTGTTACTTTTCAGCTTCACTCTTGATCCGCTCCTCCTGTAATCTCTGTCTCTCTTTATATTCCTCAAGAGAGATCTCTGTAAATGATACCTCATTCTCCTTAAAGTATCGGTTTACCTCAACTCTTTCCCCGTCTGCTTTCTTGATATATAAAATAGCTAAGGTATCATAATCTCCATTTTTCCGGTCTGTCAAAAGCTCATCACATACAATAACATCTGGTCTACTGTTAGGCATATAAGGAAGAGTGAGCGGATACATCTCATTATAAATCTTTGCTACAAAACCATTGTGCCAGCTTACATGAGGGTTCTCCGCATTTGTACAGTAACATCTATTATTATCGTGATATTTTACTGTACCGTCTGGGTATACATCCTTAAACAGGCTACTCATACGCTTACACTGGTATGTAGCTACTCCCCCATTTTCTCCTCTACTACATACATTCCATGCATCCTCTGTATCCTCAATAGGAGTAAGAGGCTTTCCATCAATCAAGCGGTTAATGATATTCTTAGTAAATCCAATACTCATACCGCTATGACCGTCACCTAAGAGGCTCTCAAAAGCTCTCATAGCACTGTCATAGCAAGCACAGCCATAATCCCACTCACCCTCAGGCTTATCTCCTCTTTCTCTCTTAATTGCAATAGCTACCTCATCCTTAGCCCATTCTAACATACTCATTACTTACTCCTCCATTTCACAATATTTTCTGTACATGGTTTACTGGTATCCCAGCTATACCACAAATCATTTCTGTAGTTATAAAACACTTCCAGCTCTTTCCCGGACTCTGTAAGCCCTATTACATTGTCTGAGCAATACTGAAAGCTCCCGGTTACAAGAGGGGTATCCTCCTCGCAAGATACCCACTCTATTTTTTTTTTCTGCTCATACTTATACCCCGTATTTCTCAGCTAAATTCTCACCATACCAGTAATCATTAACCTCAGCATCCACACTCATAGGGAGATCAATCAGGCTATGTCCTACCCTCTTCATGGTTCCTACTAAAAGCTCAGCTCCGGCTTTTACATTCTCCTCAGGTACCTCCATGATTAACTCATCATGTACCGTAATAATCATGTGACAATCCAGCTCTTTATATCTGGGATCCCGGTATATCTCAATCATAGAGAGTTTCATAATATCCGCTGAGGATCCCTGTATTACAGAGTTAAGGCTCTGTCTGTGAGCCTCCTGATACCTGTAATCATCCTTATCCTCTAACTGCATATCCGGCAATCTTCTCTTTCTTCCTGTGATAGTAGTTACATAACCATAAGTCTCAGCCATATTCTCAATCTTGAGTCTGTACTGGTTAATCTTAGGAAAGCTTTTATAAAAGTTGTCAATGAGCCCCTGAGCCCACTCAGAGCTCTTATTAAACTGTTCTCCAATAGCCGCCGCTCCACGCTCATACATGATACCCAGAAGCACACTCTTCATAGTGGTACGTCTATGTTTTCCCTCAGCGTTTACCGTACCATCCGGGTAAAACTCCTTACAATCCTCATAGGGAAGTTGATATACCTGAGATCCCATGATAGCATAAAGATCTTTCCCCTCTTTGTAAGCGTTAATCATACTATCATCTCCTGAGAGATAGGCAAGTACACGGGGCTCAATCTGCGAAAAGTCCCCACCTACCAGCTTATACCCCTCACGGGCTTTAAAGATCTTCCTAATCCTTTTCTCCTTTGACGGGATATTCTGGAGATTGATCTTACTAACAGTATCAGAGCTGGAGAAACGTCCTGTCTTTGCTCCATACTGATTGTATGTAGTATATACAGCATTGATCTTAGGTTCCTTTACTGCCGGGATCTTATCCACATAAGTTCCTAACAGCTTGTTGATTTCCTTAAATCTTGAGTAGTTGGTAAGAAATTCAGCAAACTCTCTTGAGTTCTTTGTATCTTTCTTTTTTGCTGTACTGAGAAACTTCTGTACAATCTTATCTCCTGTCCCTCTGGGCTCCTTACGGCTCACACTCTTGAGCTTAAAAATATCGTAGAATAACGCCGCCACCTGTTGAGGACTGTTATAATTTATCTTACAAGTTCCCTTTGTGAGTCTCATCAAAGTATTATGCTCTAAAATAAATCCCTTAAACTGCTCCACATAAGCATCACACTTAGCCTCTACCTCTACCAGCTCTCTGTTAAAATCTTCTGAAAGCTCCTGAGCAAAATCCTCTCTGATCTCTACCCCTCTCAGCTCCATCTCTGTACACACATCAATGAGAGGCATCTCAACATTTCTAAAAACATCATACATTTTTCTAAAGTCTGCTCTCTTATGATCCGGCGTTAAATATTTCTTTTGAAATTCGTACATAGCATAGGTTTTAAATCCGTCATTTGCTCCATATACTGTAGCAATATCTATAGGAACATAATTAAACGGGATCCCCTCAAAGAGATCTCCAAAATCCTCACTTGATCCTGTTCCATGCAAAATATACTTGTTATACATAGGTTTTAAACCGTGAGGCTCATTTTCATTCAAAATAAAACCAGCTATCATAGTGTCCCAGAATATATTACTGATCCGCTGTCTCCATTCCCAAATCAATTTCTTGTTATCAAACTTAATATTCTGGTTAATACACCTAAGCTCCTGATCCTGTAAATAAGGGATCATTATTTCCCTCACTTGCTCCTCAGTCATTTGATCCAGCACTCTGATATTATTAAGATCTGTATGATTAAACGGCACATAAGCGGAAGTTTCTCCCGGTGTATATAAACAGATCCCAACTAATATATCATTGTAAATATCAAGTCCTGTTGTCTCCACATCAAGTACATACTCTCCAGACTTCTTACAATTATCCATATACTCTCTAAGCCTCTCAGGAGTCCGTATAGTCTCTATTTCTCCCTCTGCGTGAAGTCTCCCAGACTTAACAAGCTCATTGATAATATTCAAAGCATTTTCCAGCTTATTTCTATTTCTCTTTACCGTTACATTACAAACCTTATTATGAGAAAGGCGTGAGCTAATATCATCCATGCTAACCTCTTCTCTTCCCATGTTTAACTCTAACTCTTTTCTACTCATCCTGTTTTCCTCCTGTTAAAAAAAGTGAGGGGCTCTTAATTTTACCCCTCACTCTTACCTCATTTCCCAGCTTTATAGAGGTTCTCTCTCAATGAGCCCATTTTCTGTATGTTAGGATATATTTAGGCGGTAAAAACTACCATTTACACTTATACCTATCAATCCGCTCCTTTATGTTTTGTCTGCCAAGAGATTACAGCTTACTTAAAATACTCTGGTGTTATCTCCGGCTCCATCAGAGCTGTTGTTTCCATTTCCTTTTTTGAGCTCCAGTCTGCCCTCAATAGCTTTGATCTGCTCCTCTTTAGAAAGGTCTAAAATCAGGGATCCTACAAGCTCCTGTTTTTCTGGAAGATCTCTCTCAGTCTTGTCTTTAGGGAAATACTGATAAGTAGTTTTCAAGCTACCCTTAGCTCCTGATCTTTTAATCTTAATGTCTCTTGCATTAAGATCACCGTACTCCTCAATGATACCTAAAACCTGTTTAATGTCCGTGATACCTCTCTCCCAGAGCTGGAGCTGTTTCTCCTTATCTTTCTCATCAAGGTTAATCATCTGTAAAAACATTCTTAACTGAGGCTTATTCCCGGCTTTACAGATTTCACAACCCTCTCCTTTACAAAGGATTGTTCTATCTCTGCCGGATCCGTCAACATCCATCTTATGTACTTCCAACACATCCAGATCATACTTAGGAGATCCGTCCGGCTCTGTTCCAATCTGTCCCTTATGTAACATTCTCACATTTGCGGCATCTCCATCATCTTTCAAAGAGAACCACCCAGCTTTAGAAAAACTCTGACTTTCATACTTGTTTACAAGATCCTTTAATGATTTACCCATTTCCTTTATCCTCCTGTTATTTGAAATATTTATATTACAGTGCAATAGCTTTTAAGGTGCTACTGATACTGTTAATAGCAAATCTTTTAGAAAAATTCTTTCCTACCAGCACATCCACAACTCTTTCCTCTGGACTTTGTGCAATCACAATAGCCTTACCTCTAAGGAGTGCCAACAATACATTTAAGCGTTTTCTCATATCCTTTAACCTCCTCTCTGTTTATATTTAGTGATAACCAGATAGGAGATTATATTTAGGCATAAGCCCCAGATAAATTTATTTTTGCGGCTATACGCTGTACATACTTATGTACTGACGGGGTTTTAACGCCCAGTCTCCGGGCAATATCCGGCTTACTGTTCCCGTCCATCAAAAGATTAACTACAAGTCTTTCCCTGTCTGAAAGTTTCAAACTTTCAAGCAAGCTTCTAACCTCTATCATGCTGTAATCCTCACACTCTACAGAAAACTCAGAATTTCCTAAACTGTTACCATCTTCCTCATACTCTGAGTTACTGTTCATTTGATCGTAGCTTTCTACAAATCCGTTAGGACTACGCTTAGCACTTGTAGCCTTTTTAAAAAGCGTGTTATATCTTCTGGAGATAGCTGAGTATAAAAAGGTGCTAAATGTAGTAGCATACTTTTCAGCATCAAAATTTTTAATAGCGGTAAGCATCTCAATAGCTCCCTCACTAACCAAATCCTCAAGCTCACTTCCCGGAATATTGAGATAATTCTGAGCAAGAGAAAATCTTAATTTCTCAGTATTTTTCATAAGCTCATCAAAAGCTCCTGACTCTCCATTTTTGTAAAGATTTACAAGCTCCTCATTTGTTTTTCCTGTATATAATCCTGTTCTCATCCTGTTTTCTCCTTTAATACCTGTTGAGATAATCCATAAAATCATCTCCGTAATTCTGAATAAGTTCGTTAATATCTTTCATATCTGTGAGCCACTGGAGATTAAAAAACCTAAACCCTAAAGGGATCAGCTTGTCCTTTATCCGTCTTGCCGCTTTTCTCCCGGCTTCGTCATTGTCTGTAGCTATCACAAACCTCCTGTAAGGGCTCTGGCACATCTCTTTTATCTGCTTGTCTGATATGTCCGATCCCATGAACGCCCACGCTAAATACCCTCTTGATACAAGGCTGAGAGCATCAATCTCACTCTCTACCAGCCAAATCTCTGTATCTGCCGGGATCTCTGCCTCTAAGGTTTGATACAGCCCATATACGGCGGCTGTCTTATCTACCTCTTTAGCGTTAAAAAATCTCTTTCCCTTGAGGGATCTACTTTTGTAAAAAAGCACTTCTCCTCTCCGGGTATAAACCGGGAACAATACCACATCCTCTTGAGGATCAAAGCCCAGATTGTAGATCTCCATAACGTCACGGCTAACACATCTACCCTTGAGATACTCTTGAGCCTTTGAGCTGTTCATAAGATTTCTGTGATAACTTTCCACTTCTCCCTCATCCATTGCCGCTACCTGTCCTCCGTCCTCTCCCCGGAAAAAATTGAACTGTATTTCTTCCCGGTCATTCGTAGAGTAGTTGTAATGAGCTACCAGCCACTTAAACCCCTCCATAGCGTTATCCATCCCAAAGAGATCCTTGATAAATGTAGGAAGATCAGCCGTATAACCACAGGTGTAGCAATGGACTGTCCCAGCCTCATAGGTTTTATCCGGCGTTACTTTTTCCCGGAGGCTAACACCACAGGAGGGCTTTCTTTCATGCCCTCCCTTGTGAAACGGACAAGTTACCATCACATCAGATCCCGTGTTGTTCTGATCTTTCAGCAACCCCTCCGCAAATAACATGAGCCTCAGATCTATAAGGATCTGCTCCACACTTGCGGCTATGGGGGTATTCCATACCGTTATCATTTAGTTTTCTTTTTTGCCGGAGCTGTCATTTTAAGCATCACAATCTCTTTGATCTTGAGATACTTCTGGAGTTCCTCAGCCGGGTAGTCTCCAGCCTCAATAGCCTCAAGTACCTTATCCTCATCCACAGCCTCTACCGTCTTAATACACTGGCTAAGTCCTTTCTCTTTAAGGCTCTCAAGTACACCAGCCTCATCCATGCTCTTTCTGTTCTGAATTACTCTTTCAAATCTATAGCCGTCCTCATCCGTGTACTCTTTCTCTCCAGCCTTTCCCATCTCATCTTTGAGGAGTTTTTTGTACTTTTCCTCTTCTTTTGCCGCCTGATCTACCGCCAGCTTTGCGGCTTTGTACTTTTTGTAAATTTCTCTCAGTTCCATAGTCGGATCCTCCTTAATAATTTGTTTTTTATCCAAAAGATTAAGTTAAACTTAATCTAATGAGCAAATAAAAAGGGCTATTTTTGCCATATATTTAATTACCTCCAAAAAACGCCCGTAGCCACAGTATAAGTTAAGTTCAACTTAATGTCAATACGCAATTTAAGTTAAACTTAATTTTTATATAGTTTTTCTTTACTTTTGTTTTGTTTAATGTTATAATCACTTTATTCTCAAAAGAGAGGAGGTGAACAAAATCACTACTAAATCACCTCTCATTGATAACTTTGTTAGAGCCTTTAGCTACTACAAAAGTAAATCAGACAAAACCGGAAAAGACATTGCTAAGTACCTACATACTACCCCTCCTACAGTATCTAACTGGGGAGCTGGTAAACATCTCCCGGATATGGACACCCTACAAAGGTTAGCTGATTACTTAGGAGCTCCTGTAGATCAATTTTTTAACTTTACTGCATTAACTGACAAGGAAGTTAGTAAAGAAAGAAAAGATCTTAATGAGGTTCTAAAAAATCTATCAAATGAGGATATAGAACTCCTGAGAATTGTAGCCCTCAGGTTAAATAAATAGCTACACTGAGAGGAGCTTCACGGCTCCTCTCTTTTACTTTAACCCAATCATTACGCTATTAGCTCCATTTTGTGAGAGAGTTTTTAACATCTCATCCACTGTCAATGGTCTACTCATCTTAACTCTAAGCTCAACAATGGTATTTTCCTGTCTCTTTATTGTACTCTCCATACACGCTACTTTCTTATTCAGATCTACATTTTTATCATAAATTGAGTAATACTTTGAGCACATATCCCCATTTTCTTTTCTCAACTTCTCTAAAGATTGCTTTGTAATAAAATTCTCCTCGCTAAGTTTTGAAAGCTCCGCTTTGAGCTCCTTATTTTCAGCCTCAAGATTTTCTGCCTTTGCAACCTTTTCTCTCAACTCTTCCACTGTATAACACTCCATATCATTTTCCTCCTTTAATTCCACGGCAACTCCTCCTCAATCAGAACATCTCTGGGATCTTTGCCTTTCCAGTCCCTCAAGAATTTTTCTACAAGCCCATAATCTTTATCCATTACGGATAAATGCTCTTTAGCTTCTGATCTCCTGTAGATAATTACCGTATCTCGTCCCTTTTTCGCCCGGAGCACTTCATAAGGGTTTTTACTCAAGGGTAAGATCATGTACCCCTCAAATCTTAAAAACTCCTCAAATGCCTCCAGTTTATCAATGTGCAAAATGTTTCTTACTGCCATAACTTTTCCCTCAATCTTTAATAGTGCTGTTTCCTACCATTGTGAAATCCATAATCTCAAGAGGGATCCCATACAACTCACTCATTTTTTGACCGATTTCCATATTAGGGCTACGCTTACCTGTCTCATAAGCCACTAAAGATACCTCTGATATTCCAAGCTCTGCCGCTACTTCTTTCTGAGTAAGCCCAGCCTGTACTCTACAGGCTTTTAATTTCCACTTAAACATATTACCCCTCCATACTTTTTCTATAACGCTCAAGCTCTGCCTCAGTTACTACAGCTCTTTCTTTTGTGAGGATCTGTTGATACTCACGGGTTTCTGTTTTCAACTCTCCGGCGGCTATTCTTCTTCTTACAGTTCTTCCAGAGATCCCTAAGATTTCTGCTACCTCTTCAATACTGTACTCTCTCTCAGATACCTCCTCAGACTTTGTATTTGCCGTTTCTCCAGCTTTTCCTACCCGTAGGCTTACAGCGGTAAGAAAATTCTCTCTCTCTTCGTCTGAGAGCTTTTTAGAGAGCCTCTTGCATCCATCATAAGAAACCTCATAACACTCCCTCACTTTTCCCTTTCCGTCTGTGTAGGTACTCTCCCGGTAATATTTATCAGGAGTCTCTAAGTTTTTAATATCTGTCCTTATAGTTCTCATAAGGTTATCATGCCGCTTGTCCATAAGATCAGCTACATCTTTACTACATAACCTATCTTTCACAACCAAAACACCTCCTTTAAGTTTCTTAAAAAGTGATAACTTAAAGGAGGTATAATATTTAGACAACAAATTTTAAATTTTTCTTTTATTCCGTTAAGTGGCTTACATCCTCACGGCTCATCTCTGTAGCATCCTGTATATGTAACACCCCATTTTTTATCTCACATACTGCCTCATACTCAACTACAGCTTTATTACTCCGATCATACACAATAACCTCATAAGGCAATCTTTCAGGAGCTGGAGGCTCTTCCAGAAAAATATGATAAAACCCAGCAATAAACATTACCAAACAAACTACCATAACCAAAAAGATAGGAAACATAATTAACACATCCCATTTACTCTCATAGCTATGATCATCTTTAGAACCCATAATCTTCTCCCTCATCTTTCTCTCCATCTTTATTCTCCAGCAACGGCTTAATATATCCATTGTTAATATCCCACATAACCATTACATCTTTATTGTTAATGCCGTATCTATTTTTCTTCATAGACAACTTTAAAATCCCGTCTATCACTGATAGAGCTATAACCCTTGTAGCGTTCTGTCCTACACCATCACTCTCTGCCAGATCATGCAACTCTGGAGCCTGTCCTTTCTTTCTATTCTTAACAGCCTCTCTATTTGCCTGAGCCAGCATGAGTACAGGTTTACCCAGCCTCTTACTCATCATAAAGGCATCCTCTGAAATATTATTGTATGCGATACGGGGAGTATCTGCCCTCCTCTGATCTGTCATAAGAGATAGCTGATCTATGATAATCATATCTGCATCAATCTTTTTAGCCAAAGTCTCAAGCTCTCCTACAGTCGGCTTTCTTCCTCCAAAATCATCAGGCGTAACAATTACATACCCCGACTTCGTAGAAAGCTGAGTAATATAATCCTCATAGTCTTTCCTTAGAAGCTGTCCCCCATCTGTCCCGGCTTTCTTCCCAAGTACGCCAGATCCGTTCAACAGCCCCATATTAGAAAAATGCTTATGCAACGTATCAAAACGAAAACCTACCATTTCCACACTCATTTCTCCTGAATAATGCAAGATCTTATATCCAGCCTCCCACGCCATTGTACCGAAAAACTCAGCTATCCATGATTTACCTACATTAGTACGTCCTGTAACTACTACCAGCTCCTCTCCCCAGAGCCACCCATTTGTAAGATCATCTAACTGAGCAATTCCTGTAGGGATCCCCATAAGCCCTTTCATTTCACACCTTTTAATATAAGAGCTCAACCTATCCTTTGCCGCCGCTACAATATCAATACCATCTCTATTTTTACTCACGGGATTATCTTTCTGTAGACTCTCTATAGCTGACTTTAGATAATCCAAAGACTTCATAGAGTCCTCTCTTAACATATCCCCAGCCGCCTGTACAATAGGCACCAGTTTAGTATATAAAAACTGTTCTTTAATCCTATCAGCCAGATAATCCATACTCTCAGTAACTTCCAGCATTTGAAAGCTCTTAAATTTCTGGAGAAAAATCAGCTTATCCGGGATCTGTTTATACTCTGCTTCATGTTTCTGGATAAACAGGATCTCCTCCTTACAAGTAAGAAACATATCCTCCCGGAGTCCTTGCTCTTTCATATCATCTAAAGAGCCGCCCTCTAACAGCTTACAGATATAACTCTCCTCTACCAGCCCATTACCAGCCATTACTTAACCCCTCCCCTCTTATCCTTTCCAGTTAAATGTATCTCTATAACAGATCCTCTTATCCGGCTCCTGATCCTCTCTCCCATTCTTTTCCCTATATCATCCAGAGAACAGTTAGAAGTATAAATGGTAGTGAGTCCTTTCATAATCCGGGTATTGATAATACTAAGCAATCTCTCATTTACCCACTCTGTAGACTTCTCAGCTCCTATATCATCAATAATCAAGAGTTTACAATTTTTCAGCATTGTTAATAACTCAGAGAAATCTGGATCGGGATCATCATAGCTCTGTCTAAGATCATCAAGAAAAGTAGGGAGGTAGATGTACAGTCCCTCATTTTCTAATCCGCTCTTAAATGCTACTTTCCGAAAATAATAACTCAGGATCTTACAAGCCCATGAAGTTTTACCGTTACCAGTAGTCTCACTCCAGATATATAGCCCCTCACCTTTCTCAACTCTTTCCTCAATACTTTTCATAAAATCATTGAGAGCCTCAAAAGCTCCCAGATCTTTCCCCTCTGGTACAAGTGGGATATTATAACAGTATCGCTCCGGGATCCGACTCATTTTATATAAAGCTCTTAAAAGTCTATACCCGTCACAAAACTCATTGCACTCATTTTTTCTTTTCTTGCAATATGTTTCTGCATAACATTTCATACCCTTACAGCTCCTTTCTTTTTGAGTAATAACCAACTATCCCCGGATTTTTAGGCAAAAAAAAAATGAGGAGAGCTTTTTACACTCTCCTCAAAATTAAAATACTTTCAAATTTCCCTCATCATCTCTTGCAAGTTCGGCTGGATTGTATGGAGTAGATACCACACCACTAATCTGCTTATCTTTAAGAGGGTAAAGAGCTTTCCAACCCCTATCTATGCTCTGATCCACAATCCTAATAGCAATAACTGGATTTCCCTTACACTCTGCATTTAAAAACTCAGCAAATTTCTCTACAGTAGCTACCTGAGGTGTATAATTCATTCCCCTAAGAGCTCCTATATATTTTACTAAAGACTGCTTAATAATCTCATTTTTTGGATCTTCAAATATCTGAGCATAAGACTTTTTCTTTTTCTTAGGTTCAGGCTTTTCTTTTGGTTTTTCGTTTTTGCTCTCATGCTTTTCCATAAACGGATCTGGAAACTCATTAAGGGTATAATCCATATCTGTAAATTTTCCACCTTTTCTCAGGATAGATCTCACCAGATAGCCCTCCCTCTCCAGTTCTTTGAGAGCCTCATTTATTGCATCCCGTCCCTCTTTCAATACCTTTGTAAGCCCACTTACTGAGTAATCCCATGTATCCGGCAAGCTCCACATAAAAGCATAAAGTCCTTTAGCTTTCAGAGACAGATTATTATTTTGCAAAACATGGTTAGAAATAACAGTGTAGTTACCACCTTTGTTAATCTTTATTTTTCCCATGTGTACCTCCTGAAAAGAAAACCGGGGATACCTCCCCGGCTTCTTCTAATTTTCTACATCTCCTCTAACAGCTTCTCAATGTTCTCACATACCTCATCAAATCCCTGTTTAATGATAGCCGCTCTCTGATCCGGAGAAGTTCCCCCATCTACTGTAAGTACCATTCTTGCTGTAGGCTTACACCAGATCCCGGCTTTATTCTGTACACTCATTCCTAACTCTACCTCAATAGAGGCTACTCTTACATTTGCTTTATTCTCTGCCATTTTTCTTATCCTCCTCATCAAATAATTTACAAGTTAATTCTGAAATTACAGGCGTAATAGATAACATCAGCATCATTGCCATTTCTACATTGTGCTCTTTTGCCGTTTTCATAAAATGCCCGTTAGAAAGAACCTCAGAAGCTTTTTCCATAAACTCGTGTTTTGAGATTGTGATTTTATGGTTCAAGCTTTCTTTGTAGGCATCACGCATAGCATCCTTTCTCTCTTCCTCAGCTTTCCAGTTTTCGTCTGAACCGCTCACGGTATCAAACATACCTCCAAAAATTCCTAACATCTCTCATTTTCCTCCTTTTTAAAAAATCTCCTGTTTAGCTCTTTGTTACTAATACCAAATTTCCGGGCAACAACCTTTTTCATAGGGAGCTCTTTTTTATTCTTTTTAACTTCCCTATTCAGTTTTCTTATTGTACTCATTCTTGACTCCCTCCAGAAATTCCTCTAAAGAGTATTCCTCTTCCCCCACTTCGGAAATTGTAATAGTTTCTGTAATCTCTTTTGACCGATCATCAATAGTAACTGAAACATTACAAAGGTCTGAGCTAAAGCTTTCTCCTGTACGCTGTTTTGATCCGTACCTATCAGGAATCTCTTTAAGAGTACCTACTGCTACAGAAATAATATCATCTAATGGTTTTCCATTTACTTCTAAACCATAACCAGTATCTTTTACTCTGGCATTTAAAAAATTTAATTGTATCATTTTACTG